GTTGAATCGAGAGTTGTTGCGTCCTTGACGTATAATTTCGAATTCAAAGAAGCATCTTTATTAACAAGCAAAAGACCATTCAATGATGTATCTTTTTCAGCAATTAATTTATCTTTCAATGTTGTAATGCCTGTTACTTGTAACGTTGAATCGAGAGTTGTTGCGTCCTTGACGTATAATTTCGAATTCAAAGAAACATCTTTACTAACAAACAAAATACCATTCAATGATGTATCTTTTTCAGCAATTAATTTTTCTTTCAATGTTGTAATACCTGTTACTTGTAATGTTGAATCGAGAGTTGTTGCGTCCTTGACGTATAATTTCGAATTCAAAGAAGCATCTTTATTAACAAGCAAAAGACCATTTAAAGAGGTATCTTTTTCAGCAATTAATTTTTCTTTTAATGTTGTAATACCTGTTACTTGTAATGTTGAATCGAGAGTTGTTGCGTCCTTGACGTATAATTTCGAATTCAAAGAAGCATCACCACTAACAAATAAAAGACCATTCAATGATGTATCTTTTTCTACAATCAAATTATCTTTCAAAGTAGTAATACCAGTCACTTGTAATATTGAATTGAGAGTGGTGGCGTCCTTGACGTATAATTTCGAATTCAAAGAAGCATCTTTACTAACAATCAAAAGACCATTTAAAGATGTATCTTTTTCTACAATCAAATTATCTTTCAAAGTAGTAATACCAGTCACTTGTAATGTTGAATTGAGAGTGGTGGCGTCCTTGACGTATAATTTGGAATTCAAAGAAGCATCTTTACTAACAAATAAAAGACCATTTAAAGAGGTATCTTTTTCAGCAATTAATTTTTCTTTTAATGTTGTAATACCGGTTACTTGTAATGTTGAATCGAGAGTGGTTGTATCTTTGACGTATAATTTGGAATTCAAAGAAGCATCTTTACTAACAAACAAAAGACCATTTAAAGATGTATCTTTTTCTACAATCAAATTATCTTTCAAAGTAGTAATACCAGTCACTTGTAATGTTGAATTGATAGTGGTGGCGTCCTTGACGTATAATTTGGAATTCAAAGAAGCATCTTTACTAACAAATAAAAGACCATTCAATGATGTATCTTTTTGAGCAATTAATTTATCTTTCAATGTTGTAATGCCGGTTACATCCAATGTTGAATTTAATGTTGTAATGCCGATTACATCCAATGTTGAATTTAATGTTGTAGCACCAACTGTATTTAATTTTGTGTTAAGTGTAGTGTCATTATTAACAATTAATTTACCAATTACATTAGTATTCGTAGAAAAATTTCCAATATTAATATTATCAGAACTATTTGCTATATTCATAGTTTGCACATTTTCAGTTAACAAATTAAATGTTGTTTGATTTGTTTTTAACTTTCCACTATCATTGATTTCAATGTCTCCTGAAATTACTATATTTCCCGATAATTCTAATACGGTATTGTTAATACGATTTAATAAATTTGGGTAATAGCCATACAATATTTTAGATTGACCTATAGATGAATTAGAACCATATTTATTCGTTATGCTACTAAAGATATATGAATTTTTATTTGGCATAAAAATATTATTTAAACTAGCATCTCTAATTAAACCACTAACGCCGCTGGAATTAATAATAGTATCTGGTACTATATTCCAATTATTGCCATTGTCTGTATAGTAAAATACACCATTATTACCAACTGCCAGTGCGGATAAACTATCATAAATAAAAACATCATTAAATGTTGTATTTGTAAATGTAATATCTGTCCACGTATCACCATCTCTAGTATATGAAATAACATTTACGCCAACCGCTACCGAAAAATTGGAATCGTAAGTATAAACACTATTATATTGTTTATCTGTTTTTATATAATAATTAGATGTAGGACCTGTAATATTCACTTTTTGAATACCATTTCCCACAAAATATAAAGTATTTCCTATTCCGTCACTATTTTTAATTATAAAATTCGAATTTGCCAATGATGTATTTCTGAAAGCTCCTGTTATATCTACATCACCAACACCATTAAAAATTGTATTTATATTAATATCATAATAAAATATTTTAGGAATTGTAGGAATTGACCCTTGTGTAGCACCGACTAACCCGGCAAAAAATATTCTATATGCGTTATTTACTATATAATTTGATATAAATATAGTTTTTATATCTCTTATTAAATTATCAGTATTTAATGTAATCGAATTCCAATTAATTCCACCATTTCTCGTATAGAAAGCGAAACTATTTGATGTTCCAATAATAGCATAACTCGAATCAAATAGATGAACGGTGAATTCGTGATACGAATCTTGTAAATTATTATTATTGATATTTGAATTGTTGACAATTGAATTATTCCATGTTTCACCTCCATCTTTCGTATATGATACATAAAAAACGTATGGTATTGCTATTGTGATGGGTGTACCAACTATAATACCAATTAATGGATTAGTTTTTGAAAATGATATTTTTTTTACTTCATAGTTCAAATTAGCTACTGTATTTATTTCTCCATTTGCTATTCTAGTTCTGCCATTTACATCTAATGCGTATTTATTTATTTTTGGATAAAATGTATTAATACCTAGGGTTGTTTTATTTTTTATTTTATCAGTTCCTTGTAATATCATTTGATTCTGATAATAATTTCCACTACTATCTGCAATTCCAAATGTAGCCATAGAATAAGAATTATTATATGGATCAGCTCCACCACCTAATGCCAAACCTAGTTTATTGGGTGAAACAATTCTTAAAAAAGTATTCGACTTATTATCTATCGCTGCTAATGTCATAGCACTTCCTGATTTCACATCGGTTTTATTGTAGTATTGATACAAATATCTATTTTGTGAATTATCATAAATTATCATAGGTTCATCATATATGGTATTCGTCGCTGGTATAGTTCTACTTCCACGATTATAAACATAAACGTTTGGTGATAATTTAACAATATTCGATATGGTTTCTAACACACCACTAGCTGATATAGTACTCGCTGTATATTGTAATTTTGCGTCTGGACTATTATTATTTATATTTTGTGTATCATTATAAAAACCGATAAACGAACTGGCATTCGACGCATTTACAGTAATTGCTTTGTTGGTATTATTTTGAGCTATTGTATTCGTATTTGTAGCAGTTTGAGAACGAACCGTTAATACATTTCCTATAGCACCTGTAGCAGTTATATCAAAAGATGATAGTGGTGTTTTTGTATTAATACCAATTCCGGCACTATTCCCGTAAATATAACATGCTGTTTCATTTGAATCATCGTAAGGGGTATTAGTTCCAAAATATAATTTCTTATTTATATATATATTTTTTTTAACAAATAAATCCTTACCTGTAATATCACCAGACGCATCTATATTATTTTCGGATTTTATATCACCTCTTACTAATATAGCAGAATCAAAAGTTAATTTAGTGGATGCGGTTTGTCTTAATACAAGTTGATCTGCTACTAATGTACCCATACTCACATTATGATATTTATCTGTTCTATATATTCCACCATATTGTTTCCATGACATATTAAATTTCTTATTTTTATACAATTACTCTCTATTTTATTTTACATAAACAAATTTATTATTAGGATTTTTTTTATAATTATACAATTGTTCTCGATATATCAGTTTTTATTTCTAAATTTTTATTATATATCGAGAACATGACTATTTCTGTTCTATATATTTTTACGTGTTTTCTTATGTTTTTTTGATTTTGTAGTGACAAATTTTGTAATGTTCTCGATATCCATTAAAAATTTGTCTACTATTTCTTGATAAAAATTTCTGAATTCACTTTTTCTCGATTTTATTTCATCTAGAGAGAACCATCCTATTTCTATTTTTTCAAATAATTTTGAATTATTGAGAACATTTTTATCCATTTTATTCCATAAAAAATGATGATTTTGGTTATAATATTTCGGTAAGTTCTCATCATATTCTAAAAAAAACAGATGAACGTGGTAATTATTATGTTCTATTTTATAATAACCTCCATTTTTACGGATTAGTTTATTTATTGTGTTTTTATCACCTAAAAATCCAGTTAATTCTTCACTTCCTTCACGTAAAGCTGCTTTATAGGGTGTTTCATTGTTCTCCATTCTACCACCAAAATCTGACCATCCTTTCGAACTATCTTCCATCGGGTTCTCCTTACCAAATAAAAAATATAATTTATTGTTATGAATCGATATTGGTAAAATACTACCTGCTACCATTTATATAAAGACCATTAGAATTTAATTTTTTTGATATTATCACTATCATATGATTCTTCTTTTAATTCTTTTGATGCTTCTTTTGATGAATTATTGATAGATTCGCTTTTACTAGTTTCTATTTTTTCTAATTCAGATAATTCAAATTTCGGTATATTTTTATAAAATTCGGTTACTTTCGGATTTGTTTTTATTTTTGTTGGATTGAATGCTGATAAATAGAGTCCTTCTAATGATTGTATTCTAGATAAAGCAACATATGTTTGTCCGTATTCAAATATACTTTGACCTATATCTATCTCTGCCATCGATAATGTTGCTCCTTGAATTTTATGTATTGTCAGTGCCCATGCTAAACATAATGGATATTGACCAATACCCAGTGTAGGAAAATCTTCACATTGCCAAAAATTCGGCTGTATTTTTTTTATAATGCCATTCGAGAACCTTACTACTATTTGTTTATACATACTTTCACCTTCGATTATATCAATTACTACTCCTTGAGAACCATTACATATTGAATTATACATATCTAGATTGATAGTACACATTACTATTGCTCCTTTTTTTAATCGTAAAACTTTATTACATGGAATACTATTCATCAACAAATCCAATTCTTGTTCCTTTTCCAAAACTGATAATCGAGAACATTGTTGTATTGTTTCAATCGACAAATTCTTTTCAGATTCCACGTATGTCATGAAATCCGTTTTATAAATAGCATTTAAAATATGTTCTTGTTCATTTAATTTTGAGAACATCATATTATTTACATAATCCACTTTGGAACGTATCGGGAATAGTTTTGTAGGGATACAACCATTGTTTTTTTCTGTGTTATATTCTCGATTTATAAATGTTCTCAATAATTCCACATTTTTTTCTTCTATTGTCCCTTGGCGAATTTGTTTTAATATTTCAATATATGTCAAATCAGTTTGTCTAAAAATTGTTTCTAATTGAATATGATTTTTTTGAGTAAATACCATATTCCATCTAGGTGATTCAAAACAAAATTGCTCGGTTTCTGGTTCTCCATCACTACCTACCGGTGGTAATTGATAAAAATCTCCTGTAAAAATCACTTGTATTCCTCCAAATGGTAATGATGATAATCTAGTACAACGAGCTATTTCTTCGATTATTTCAAAAACTTTCTTTGATAACATACTTACTTCATCCAGAATCAATATTTCTACTTTTTTCCATATTTTTACTATTCTTTTATTTTTTAAAACAGAATTTATTACACTTTGTTTTGTACCTTTTGCTAATTTAATACCACTCCATGAATGTAGAGTTCTCGCGTTACAATTTAATAATATAGCAGCACAACCGGTCATAGCACATACTGATACATTCTTTTCATTTTTCTTGGCATTTTCAACTAATTTTTTAATTAGTCGGGTTTTTCCTGTACCTCCGGGACCTGTTATAAACAAATTTTCACCATTCATGAATTTATAATAAGCATATTGTTGTTCTTTTGATAATTCAATATCTTTTTCCATTCTTGCTTTTATTGGTTGTTCTATTGGTTGTTCTTTTTTTTCTATATTACTACTATTTATTTCTGGTATTTTTTTTATTATCATGTATTTATTCATTATATTTTCAGTTATAATGAAAATATAATTATATTTATCAATTTTTTCAATTGGTTTTACAGTTTTATATGTGATTTATTCATGCTCAATTTCTAAACAAAATGAAAAATCGATTCCATTCAAAGACATTACATTTCCGTATTCTGATAATAATTGTACATTCAATTTCAATAAATCTATTTTACCTGTATAATTACGAGTATCACTTAGTAATAATCCATTCAAATTATTTGCTGGCAATACTGTATTGAATGGATAAGTAGTATTATCAATTATTATTTTGGCGATTATGTTCTTATTTACTGAACTATTTGAGACTGGAGAAACGAATGAATTTTGATTGCCTTTATTAAATTCTTCTATTGCCAAATACAAATATTTTGGTGAATTCAAATCAATAAAACTTTCTGATTTATATAATAGTTCTCCATTTGTACCGGTACCTGATGGAGGAGTATCAGAATAATTAAAATTAACATTATATGTTGGTTTACGGAAACCTAATAACCATCCTAATTTTGATTTTAAATTATATTTATCTTTTCCTCCATTTGAATCTACGTCAAATTCTATTAAAAATCTAGCACGGTTTGAATAAAAAATTGAAAAATTACCACTATAATAATAACGAATATCACCATCATTTGGTGTTACACCACCAGGAGTGATAATAGAATCAAATAATCCATTTAATGTATTTTTTAGAGAATCTATTGTATAATTTCCATCTGGAACGGTTATCATATGTACAGGAACTGCGTCGGTGTTGTAGTCTGTTAATTTAAAATAATTATTACCTAAAGCCGCTGATATATTGTAGAATGTCATTGGTAATTCAACGCTCTTAATAGTCATTGATTTTACTTCATTTATACGTTCTGGCAATGTAATATTATAATTTGATGATTCTAGATAATCATATGTATCACTATAACGAGTATCGATATTAACATATTTAGTTTTCTTTGGTTTTTGAACATTCGTCATTACCATATGACTACCATATTGAGTAGTCTTTGGTTCTAAAAATAACTCATTTTTGTTATAATATTCACTCATAATGTATAATATATATATCCTATAAAATATATTTTTATTTTGTTATATCCTAAACATTTTAGAACTATTAACATTTTATTGTATCTTGTTATAATATAATGTCTAATAATATCGGTCTTGATAAATCAAGTAAAAATTACGAAAAAGATAATTTATTATACACTGACGAAAGAGCTACAAATCTTCGTGTAAAGCCTGTAATCAAAAGAGAACCATCAAAATTTCCAGAAATTGATGATACAAACATAATGGAAGAAGGCCTTTTAAATAAATCTTCTCTTCATGGATTAAATGACAAAGAAAGAAGTCTTATTACAAATAATCAGCAAAAAAAGGGTGGTTCATTGAAACACAAAAAAAAACTTTCCTATAAAAATAAGAAACATATTACTCGTAAAATGCGCAAATCACGTAGAAACAAAAAATATAAATAATTATATTGAAAATTATAAATATATTACAATATAATTTACCCAAGCACATCTATTACTTGTATTATTTGTTTTTCTTCATTCGGTTTCTTTGTACTATCAGCCGTAATATCATCTGTACCAACTGACAATCCTTCATTCACTTTTACATATCTCATAAAAGCCACTACTAAAAATAATGCTAAAAGAATAATTATTAATATCGTAGAAAAATTCTTTTTTTGGAAAATAGTATTCAACATATTATATATTATATATTCTATATATTTTTATTTTCGGATACTATTATCATTTAGTTCCATTACAATTACTACAACTGGATGTATTATTTATATTAAACATATTCGTACGTATATTTACTAAAAAATTATTATAATTATTATAATTTTCTATAACTTTTTTTATTTCTTCTTCAGATAATTGATTGAATGTTATCGGATTATTCGGAATCGGGTTTGGACTTCCTCCCAATTTTGAACCAGGTCGTTTTGCTGTACCATTTGTACTAAATAACATTGGCATAATATTCGGCATTTGTTGAAAAAATTGACTTTTATTACTATATATTTCTGATGATAAAAAATAACAATAACAATAACATGAATAAATCATCTGGATATGACTGTAAATTTTGCGTACGTAATTTCAAAGAAAAATTTAATTATGACCGACATATTTTATGTTGCGAATTCTTTCATAAATCTGTTAGGGAACGTAATAATGAAGTCGAAATTATTGAATCTTTGCCTACTCAAATACAAATGTATCAATTAATTCAGGAATTGGCTATTCGTGTAAATCGTTTGGAAAAAGATAATCGTAAATTATTACAATCACAAAAACGTAAAATTAATATTCTGGACTGGCTCAATGAAAACAACAAACAACCTTCTATCATTTTCTCTACATGGTTATCCGGAATTGTTTATCAAAATATTGCGAATCAGTTAGAAATTGTCTTTCATAATGACTTAACGAGCGGAATAATTCGTTTATTTGATAATGTGTTCAGTGATTGTAATAGTGATAAAATACCTATATGCGCTTTTGATAATAAACCAAATACGTTTTATATTTATGATTTTCGAAATCATCATATGACAGATACTGATAGTGGTGATAATACTCCTATATGGATGATTTTATCTGTATCTGAATTTAATATGATTTTGAAACGCATTTGTCATAGATTCCTTGTAGAATTCAAAAAAAACTGGTATGATAATAATAAACATATGATTGATAATGATGAAACTTATAAAGACAAATATATATTTTACTATAAAAATATATTAGGTGGCGACCAAAGCGAAGATATTCGTTCTCATAAAATACGCACTTGGCTTTTTAATCGATTAAAAACAAATATTCAGCATTATACGATTACATAGGTAAAAAAATTTTTATAAATAGTTATACAAATACTTATAAAAATATTTTTTTATTGGATGAAAATTTATTGGTTGTAAATTTATGGTGTAGGTGTTTTTCTTGATTTTTGTGTTTTTTTAGATGATGTAGATGATGGTGATGGTGACCTACGAGTTGTAGTCATTGTTTTTCTTTTTGTTGATTTTGGTGATGGATAAGCAATACCACGAATTATATTATCGAAATCGTGTTTTGATAATACATTTTTGTTTTGGGTTCTCAATAATCCAATATCATCAATATATATTTTTGGATTTTTATAAAATTCTTTATCCTTTTTAGTACCAAAAATATTATCACCATTATTTTTACATATCTGTTCAAGTTGTTGTAATTTGTTAATATCAGTTTTTTTGATACCTGTATTCATTAAATTTAATTTTTCTAAATTTTTTAAATTGGTAATTGAATCTGGTAAATTTTCGATTGGGTTTTCATTTAAATCAATCCAATTTAAATTTACTAATACTCCTATGCGTTGTGGTAAATTTGTAATTTCATTATTCGATAATGATAAAATTTGTAATTTTTTTAAATCACATATTTCATTTGGTAAGTTTTCTATTTTATTATAAATTAAACTTAATAATATTAGATTTGATAGCTGCCCTATTGATTCTGGAATATTAGTTATTCCAACTCCATTGAGATAAAGGTTATGTAGTTTTTCTTTATTATTAATTAATACATTAAATAAACTATCAACGTCACTTTGTGATAAATTAATATTGTTTTTTTTATACATTTCTGGTTTGCCAAATGTAAATGTATTTGTATTTTCATTTACAAATAGTTCTAAAGCTGCCTTAAGTTTAAGATTTTGAATGTTTTCCATGTTATATATTTTATTGATATTAATTTTTTTATATAATATATCAATCAATTTTTTACTAAAAATACGTAATAAAATTTTCGATTTCAAAAAATTGATTTTAAAATATATTGATAGTCAATATAGTAATAATACGAAAATGTCATCTCTAGCTATTCCTGGTACTCATAATTATTTGGCTATTAAAAATGCCCATCCACGCGATGAAAATATTTCATTTGAAGAAGGTCCTCATATTTATACTGTAATGGGTGAACGCGGAACATATACATCAGTTACTACATTGAATCATCATCATTTTTCAAAATTTGACGCTGATAAAATTCTCGATAATATGATGAATAGTAAAAAAATGTTCGACCCTAATTATAAATACTATGGTATGACTCGCGAAGAAATAAAAACTTCTTGGGATAAAAATCGCGATTCATCTGCTGGTTCTGGTACAAAAATGCATTATGATATCGAATGTTATTATAATGGTATGGATGTTGAAAATGATAGTATTGAATTCCAATATTTCTTACAATTCGTAAAAGATTTTCCTGAATTGAAACCATATAGAACTGAATGGATGGTATATTATGAAGAAATGAAATTATCAGGTTCAATTGATATGATTTTTGAAAATCCAGACGGAACTATACAAATTTATGATTGGAAAAGATGTAAAGAAATCACAAATGAATCTAATTTTGGTAATTATGCTATTACATCTTGTATTTCTCATTTACCCGATACAAATTTTTGGCATTATTCTCTACAATTAAATACGTATAAAAAAATATTAGAAGATAAATATGGAAAAAAAGTAACCGGTTTGTATTTGGTCTGTATTCATCCTGATAATGCGTATAAATCATATGAACGAATCCAGGTTCCCATATTAGAAAAAGAAATGACCGATTTATTCAATATTCGTCTCGCAGAAGTAAATTCGAATCAAACAAAAGATAAACATTGATAAAAAATAACATAAAAATAAAATTATAAAAAACTATATAAACGGTAGATATGTTGAACAAACCAAACTTTAATTCTAATAAAAATATCAATACTAGTAGTATATATTTTTTATTTAAACGATTTTATTTTAATTTTTTATTGATTTGTTTACAATTATATTATTTATTTGTGCCTAGGCCATTTATTAAAAAAAAAGAAACTATTTTAGATGCTAGTTCAAAATATATTGAAAAACAAAAAAGTCAGTTTTTATCGAAATTTTCGCTGCCTATAATCGACGAATTATCATCCAATATTGATGATGTTTTTTATTCAAAAACCGATTTTCAAGAACTGATTTTAAGTCTAGATAATTTATTGGAAAAAAAATGGAAAACACGCATGTTATTTGAATCTACACCAAGAGGGAATATTATGATGTATTACGATGCTTATAAGTTAGGTTTTGCTTATTCTTCCGATTCTACTGGCATTCCTTATCCTATTTTAAATGCGGTTGCCATGAAATATGTGACCGTTTATAGATGTTTCGATTTTTTTATGGATGATGAAATGACCCCTCCGGATAAACCGTCAAAAATGATTAAAATTCATTTTCAAGATGAAAAAAAAGAATCAGCACAGATCAAACAAAACGATGTTGCTATTGATACAAAATTTCCAAAACCATTGAAAATAGATAATTCTGCTTTTGCTAAATTTAAAAATTATAGTAAAAAAACAGAAAATACAAATGTTAATAGCGGTGAAAAGAAAAAGGAAGAATATGTTCGTAATAAGTTTATATCATTGGGTAAATTGATAAATATCGAATTCACCCAACCAAACTCTGCAAAAAATTCTCGGTATTCATCATTGAATGGATTTCATTCCAGATTATTAGATAATCTAGATAGTGAAACTACTTTACAAAAACAAGTATTAAGTTATAAAGATTTCAAAAAAAAACAAATGGAAAGTCTTGATAATATATAAATGATATTGATTTTTGAATTTTCTGATTGTTTTTTATGTTTCTTGTTGTTTCTTCCATTTCAAAAACCCATTACTTTTTTCTAATTGAAATGATGTGCCTAAATGATTTTTAGCTATTTCATAACTTTGTAATTCTTTTTTGGAGAACGTTTTTATATATTCTTCCATTAGTTCTTTTTCTGTGATTTTATCGATTTGATTTTCAGCATTCATTTTTCGATAATTATAAAATAATATATTTTTATAAATAATATATTATTCGATTTAATTGTCAATTTTTTGATTTTTTAATTGAATCCGGCAAATGGTTGTTTCTTGTTTTTAGTTGCTACATAAAACATATCATCTTTTGTACGACAATTTATCAATCGTCTCATGTATTCACCACATGGAATAGCATAATTATAATTCAATCCTGGTTTATTAGTTGTACATGTTTTTAGTTTATTATTTGTACACGAACTAATTTTTGTATTTTTTATATTGTTTTTACATGGCGCTCTATTAGTCAATTCATTTTGTTTATCAACTAAATATCTTACATAATCTCCTTGTGAATTCATATTTTGATTATCATCTGGTTTGACCGTTGAATATGGTTGTGGGCGTCTTGTCCATTGATATTTTGTACTAAGCATACCAGACGTGCCCAATACGGATGATTTTACCACATTTGGATTTTCTAAAGATATTACCGCGGATTGAACAATCGGTGTTTTGTTGAATTTACCACAACATCCGCCATGACCAATTGCTACATTTCCTTTCATTAATGTTCTTGGTAGTGAGCGTGAAAGTGATGTTTGTCCTACATATCCTTGACTACGATGCGTTCCATTTAATGAAAATCCTGTTTTGGAACCGACACTCATATTATTATATTTTGTTTGTGTTTTTTTTTTCAATGTTGCGAGAGACATATATAATTATTATTTTTATATATGTCTATGATATTTTTTATTAGTTTGATTATGGATTTAATTTTTTGTTGATTTCATTGATCTGTTCTTGTAGATACGATATTTGCTCTTGTTGTTGTAGTATTAGAATTGATTGTTCCTCTATTTTTTGTTCTGCCACTTCTAATCTCGTTTTATAAATTGGCATATTCATTGAAATATCATTTACTACTGTTTTTGTTTTTTCTAATTCTCTATCTACCTCTTGTAATGCTGCGGTTGCTACTGTAAATATGGTTTCTTTTGATAATATGTGGAAATCATTCACTTCTTGTCCATATACAAATATTTTGTTATCTGATAAATCACTATCAAGTAATGGTTCTTTTATTGTAAAAGACGTAGTATTGATTATTTTATCGAGTGTTACTATTTTTTGTTGCTCTTTATAATCGTATAGTTTGATTTTTAATATGTCACCTGATAAAGTGAATTCATTTGTTGTTTTTGTATCTAATACTATCAATGAATTATCAATTACAGTTGCGGCATCGTAAATATTTGGAATGTAATTTTCATGTAATGATATTGATTCTGGTATTATTTCTTTGACATATTGGGCGATGAAACCATATGTTTTTGATAGTCCAGATTCAAATTTGTCTATATAACAATATTCCACTGGTTTTATTTGTCTAAATTTATCTAATGCGTTGGTACCGTTAATAACATTGATATCTTTTTTAATACGTATATCTGAAGAAGCAAATATATTTCCTTCAGCCCATATTACCCCAGTTGCTCTTATTGATACTGATGCTGATGATGATGTAGCATTTGCTGAGGTAGCAGTAGTTCCTGGATTTAAACGACCAGAAGAGGGTATATTGACATTATTATTAGTAGTACTATCAACATATAAAGGAAAAGTTGTGTTTGTTGTTATACCTATAGAAACAATACCTCCGCCTGTTACTGTTATATCACCCGCACCAACATTCAACCCCCAAACACTTAAATCACCATTATTAACTGTTGTAGAACCACCGCTTATTGTTTTTGATCCAGATAGAGTGATATTACCATTTATATTATTATTAGCACCATTAAGCGTAACACTTGAAGCAGCAGTAAAAGCCCCGGAACCGACATTCAATCCATATACATTTAAATCACCACCTAGTGCTACATTACCACCATATATTCCACCGGTTGTTGTTGGAATAAAGATTGTTCCTGTGCCATTGATCCTTAACAATTCTGTTCCTGCTGCGTAAAAATAATGATTTGCATTAGTAGGGACTTGATATCTTAATGTAGCTGTATTAATTCCAAAACCGTAAAAATTAATTGCTGAAGATACCGCATCCGCAGTATTTCCATCGTACAAAACAAATAATTTGTTGTATGATAAATTTGCGACATTTATTCTAGCTGTTCCATTGACATTTAAATCGTAAATATTTGAACTTGTTCCAGTAGTAATGTTGTTAGCAACATATAAATTACCATTCATAGAAACATCATTTTTAACAGATAATTTGGAATTCAATGATAAATCACCGCCACTTATAATAGTGCCAGTGAAAGAAGGCCCTGATAATGGAGCGTATGTATTTTGGATTTGTGTTTTATTGTAAAATCCAGTATTGATACTAGCGTCTGTTTGTGTTTTATTGTAAAATCCAAGATTCATACTCGAATCTATTTCGGTTTTATTGTAAAATCCAATGTTTATACTGGAATCAATAGTGGTTTTGTTGTAAAATCCACTGTTTATACTGGAATCAATAGTGGTTTTGTTGTAAAATCCACTGTTTATACTGGAATCAATAGTGGTTTTGTTATAAAATGACGAATATACATTATTAATACTACTATCTACATTTCCAAATTTATTAGCGATTGATGTTGAAAAACTTGCGTCATTTCCTAACGCTGCTGCTAATTCATTCAGTGTATCTAATGTTGCTGGAGCACTGGCTACCAAATTGGATATTTCAGTTCTTACAAATGCTGTAGTAGCAATTTGTGTTGAAGTTGTACCAGTTGTTGCTGTTGGTGCCGTTGGTGTACCTATCAGTGCTGGTGATTCTAACTGAGCATATGTATTTTGAATATAAGTTTTGTTGTAAAATCCTGTATTAATACTGGAATCAATTGCGTTTTTATTGTAAAATCCAAGATTAATGCTAGAATCAATTGATGTTTTGTTATAAAAACCTGTATTCATACTTGTATCATATTGTGTTTTGTTATAAAATCCTGTATTCATACTTGTATCATATTGTGTTTTGTTATAGAAACCTGTATTCATACTTGTATCATATTGTGTTTTGTTATAAAATCCTGTATTCATACTTGTATCATATTGTGTTTTGTTATAAAATCCTGTATTCATACTTGTATCATATTGTGTTTTGTTATAGAAACTTGCATTGACACTTGAATCAATTGCTACTTTTGTATAATAATTTGCTAAGCTAATACTATTGAAACTTGTATCGAAATATGTTTTGTTGTAATAGCCTACGTTCATACTTGTATCATGTTGTGTTTTGTTATAAAATCCTGTATTCATACTTGTATCATATTGTGTTTTGTTATAGAAACCTGTATTCATACTTGTATCATATTGTGTTTTGTTGTAATAGCCTACGTTCATACTTGTATCATATTGTGTTTTGTTATAAAATCCTGTATTCATACTTGTATCATATTGTGTTTTGTTATAGAAACTTGCATTGACACTGGAATCAATTGCTACTTTTGTATAATAATTTGCTACGCTAATACTATTGAAACTTGTATCGAAATATGTTTTGTTGTAATAGCCAACGTTCATACTTGTGTCATGTTGTGTTTTGTTATAAAATCCTGTATTCATACTTGTATCATATTGTGTTTTGTTATAATAACCAACGTTCATACTTGTATCATATTGTGTTTTGTTATAGAAACTTGCATTGACACTTGAATCAATTGCTACTTTTGTATAATAATTTGCTACGCTAATACTATTGAAACTTGTATCGAAATATGTTTTGTTATAATAGCCAACGTTCATACTTGTATCATGTTGTGTTTTGTTATAGAAACCTGTATTCATACTTGTATCATATTGTGTTTTGTTATAAAATCCTGTATTCATACTTGTATCATATTGTGTTTTGTTATAAAATCCTGTATTCATACTTGTATCATATTGTGTTTTGTTATAATAAC